TCCTCGCCCTGCTTGATCGGGCGCACCACATCGTCGTTGCCGGGAAGGTGCTTTCCGATCACGTTCGATATGCACCAGGTCATGATCGGGTTGCCATCGTGATGAAACCGGCCGGAAGCGATCGCCGACTCCAACTCTTTCATCGGGTCCGACATGTTCGTGTAGTTCTGCGTGACGACGATCGGGTTGAACCCTTCATCGTCCAGCTGGTGGCTCAGGCCAGTCGCGCCGTGCGGGTCGATCGGCGACCAGTCCACGGGCGACACTTTGTTGACCTCGACCGCCTCGGCCAAGATTTCGCGATAATCGACCTCGGCGCCTTCCGTCTCGTCAAGCAGCCCGGCATTGACCCATGCCTGGAAGCGCTCGGTCATGCGCTTGTTGTCGCTGTTGCGTACGGTCTCTTCGGGCACCCAGAACTTTGGGGCGACGCTGTAATAGTGGCGGAGCCCGTCGATGTCCCGCGTGTACAGCCGCGCCATGCTGTTCATGTCCAGCTTCCTGGCCAAATCGAAGCCCAGCACACAGGACTGGCCTTCGAACATCTCGGCTGTCAGGGTCTTGTCCTCGCAGCCACGCCACTTTTGGACGTTGTAGAAGCCAGCCTTTGCTGACGTCCACACGTTCAGGTGCTTCATCTTGAACGTGTTGGTGAAGCGCGCGCTGCGTATCGCTTTCTGCTGCTGGCTTTCCAGGTACTCTCGGTAGACCGAAACCCCCATATTCGGGTTTGCCTTGACCATCACGGCCGGATCGGTCCAGTCATCCTCTTCGTCAATGGTGAAAATCCAGCCGAACAGCTCGTCGTCCGGCACTGTGCCGTCCAGCATCTCGATGACCTGTCGCCGCTTGTCGTAGCACGGTCCCTCGATATTTGCACCGGCCGTGGTGATGATCAGCACGAGAGGCTGTCGCCTCGCTCCCATGCCGGTCAGCATCGTTTCATAGAGCGCCGCCGAGTCGTGCTCGTGGTATTCGTCGATGATCGCGCACGACGGCGATGCGCCATCGCCCGGGCTGCCAATAAGAGGCTCGAACCTGGAGCCATCTTCCGGCAGATTCATATTCGAGGCATTTACCTCGATGCCGGCCGCTTCGATCAGCATTGGCGACCGCTTGATCATCAGTCGGGCTGGGCGGAACACTTCCCAGGCCTGCTTTTCGGTCGTCGCGCCGGAATAGATTTCCGCGCCGAACTCGCCGTCCAGCACAAACATCGTGATGCCGACGCCGGCTGCGATCACCGATTTTCCGTTCTTCCGTGAAACCTCCCAATAGCTCTCGCGGAACCTGCGGTACCCTGATTTTTTGTGCTTCCAGCCGAACGTGCAGGCCAAGCCGAATTTCTGCCACGGCTCGAGCGTGACCAGTTGCCGCTTGAAGCCCCATTCGCCCTTCGTGTGCGGCAGGAGCTCGATCAGCTGCAGCTTGCGCTCGGCTTCGACCGCATCGAATTTGTACGGGTACGTGCGGCGCTTGCTGGCCACCATGTCGTCCAAGTGGCGCTGGCATGCTAGTCTGACCCAGCGGCATGCCGGGATCTTCCCGGCCACGATATCCCGGGCGTATTTGTTCGCCTGGTCGACCCGCGGGCATTTTGCTTCTTTAGCCATTGATCAGCTTGCCAAACGGATTATCCGGCTTTTTATTGCCGCCGCCGACCAGGCGCTGGCGGCTTGCTGGGTCTAAGCCCAGCATCGATCCGAACGTCACCATCTGCTTTGCGGCCTCGTTGAGCGCAGTGAGCGCTGGGTTCTTGATCGGGCCGCCTGTCGCTCCTGCAACAACAGTCCCGTTTTTGGCAACATCGGCAGCTGCGGAACGCCAATTCCCGTACGCCATGCAAAAGGCTTCGACGTTGTGCAAATCCGTGACCTGCAGCACCTTCTGCTTCAGGAGCAGCGGCGCCACTCTGGCCCACATATCCCGGGCGGTGCCGGTGATCCACTCGGGCGCATCGATGTCCGTCACCAAGCCGAAATCTGGCTCGTCGTCGTTAATTTGCCGCTTGCCAGGGTTGCCAGCAGCCTTCTTTCTCGCGGTCGGCTTCGGTTTTCGGCCTCGGCCGGCTACCGTTGCGATACCGCCCATGGCTGCCTTTTTGAATTTTTAATTTCGCGGGTGTAAAAATTTGGCTGCATAGCCGGTCTTAGATGCTTGACCCCGCAAGGATTTAGACCGCCCTACCCCTGCTTGCCGCACGGCACCATGCCAGGCAGTCACAAACCGTGTTTTGAGCAACCATGCCCGGCGCTGCATCGCAACATTGATGTTATTGACCGATCTTCTTCGCCCAAGGCTTCGGCCTGCCGGTCCGCTCACACGACTGCGCCACCGTGTTGTGGCAGTGATCGCACAGCGAGCTCCAGTTGCTGCTATCCCAAAACAGCGCTCGTGCCCTGGTGATCCTCACCTCATCACCGCTGTCGATCGCATCCTTGAGCTTGTGGGGAACCGTGTGATCCACCACGCTTGCGGCCACGATGCGCTGGTTCAGCTCGCAGTTCACGCACAGGGGGTGCTCGCGCAGGTAGAAGCCCCGCGCCTTTGCCCACTTGCTGTCGTAGCCACGCTCAGCCGCCGTGCCGCGGCGCTCGTCGTGCTGCTTGCGTACCTGCTTCTTGTGCTTGTCACAGAAGCCTGGCGCCTCGATCAGTTTGCCGCAGCCTGATGCGCGGCAGATCGACTTGGGCCGTGCTGGCACTACAGTGTCACTTCAACCTGGCCGTCACCGTACACTGGCAACACCAGCGTCTGTCCTGCGCTCGTCTGCGCCGTGCAAATCGGTGCGTAGCGCACGCCGGGCACGCCACCGGTGATGATCTGGCTGACTGCGCTGCCGTTGATGACGGCTTGACCTTGAATCATGGCGCTTGCGGCCGGGTCAGGTGCGTCGACAGGCGAAATCGTCCAGGCCGCTTGCACGATCGTCTCGCCCGGCCGCAGTTTGTTGACGAAATCGACCGTGAAGATCTCGGTCTCTGTGAAGCGCTACGGATCGAAGTTCATCTCAGCCCACGTAAGTGCGGTTGACCGCTGCGCCGACATATGGCGGTCGCTCGCTCGTGGCGGTGGCAGCCGTCGTCTCCCCAGGTGCTGCGGGAACGAAAAACTTTGCTTCGGCCTGCTTATCACGAGCCGCGAGTATTGCTGCTGCGTCCATCATCAGTTTTGCACCAAATTGAAGTTAATCGTACGGTCGAAGCGCTGGCCGTCAGCACAAGTGACACGGAAGGTGATGCTGGGCGTTGGGACGTTTGCTGCCTGGTCGATGGTGACGAGCGCTGTCATGAGGGATGCTCCCTGCTGCGTAGGGCCCTGCAGGATGGTGACTCCAGTTATCACAGCCGCAACCCCGGTTGCTGTAGTTGCGCGATCTGAAAGATCCTTGGCAACGTCATAGACGACCGCGTTGTGATCGTCTGGGTCAACGTCCATCCAATATTGACCGTTTTTCAGATAAGGCACTGATGCCATACTAAGACCTCACTGTGTAGATTCCGCCTGGCGACGTCACTGCGTGCGTTCCCCCAATAGACGCGGTTGCGTAATTTCCACCCAGAGAGATCGCCACGTCCAACGATGGAAGGGCTGCAGCGTTGAATTGAACTGGAATGTAGCCGGGAATCCCAATATCGCCCAACGCTCCATTTGCCGACGCCGCCGCTATTGCCGAGCCGGCCAGCCGCACCACTGTCGTCAGCTGCCCAAGGGCGAGAACGGATACGCCAGCAGCTGATTGCAAGCGGATTCCGGTCGTTAGCGAGCCAATTGCAACGGCGCCTGCCGACGCTGCCCCGCTCAGCGCTGCGCCAGCCCCGAGTGAAGCGCTTGCGTTCGCCTGGGTAGTTCCAGCACCCGCCAATTTGATCGCAGTGGTCATGCTGGCCGACGCACTGGCGCTTGCTGCAGCATTTCCCGCCAGGCCGGCCGGTGTCGTGGTCAGCGCCGCAGTCCCGGTCGCGGTTGCAGCTGCGGCGCCGGCCAGGACGATGCCGGTCGTAAGCGCGCCAGTCGCGGTCGATGCAGCAACAGCCTGGCCCGCCATCCCGGCGCCCTGGGTGGTCAGCGAGGCCGACGCCGTGGCAGATGCTGCTGCACCCCCGGCGAGCGGGATGCCCGTGACCAGCGCGCCCGACGACGAAGCTGATGCGGCGGCCTGGCCGGCCAGCTTGATGGCGGTACCCAGGGCGGCGCTGGCTGTGCCGTTTGCCGAGGCGGCGCCCGTGAGCGCAATCGCTGTCGTCAGCGCTGCAGTGGCGACGGTGGCCGCGCTTTCCGCGCCTGCCAGCTTAATCGTTGTCGTCAGGGAGCCTGCGGAGGATGCCACTCCAACCGCCGAACCAGCAAAAGCTGCTGTGCCAGCGGCAGCAACAAAGTCCTCTTCGTCAGGGGCTTGGAATAGCTGCCACGGGCCGTTGGT